TTATTATTATATATATTTATTATTATTATTATTATTATTATTATATATATTTATTTTATTATTTAGATTTATTCTTATTATTTTTGTTTTATCATTTTTAAATTTATTTTTAAAAAATAAAAAAAAGTGACGTTGAAAAACGCCAGGGGGGGGGGGTCTGTGGTGCGGGTTCGATAGCTGTACTAAAGACTGGACTTCACAAACCCAAGAGGGGGAACTATACTTAAGAAACTACTCGACTGTGCTTGAAATAACACTTGTCGCCGTATGGGCATATGCCACCTGCACTAAACGTAGTACATGTCTTATTGATAGAGCCGGGCTCTTTCTTAGGCAAACTCGTATGCTGAAAGTTCGTTAGTAGTCTGCCGCCAGGTTGTGCACCCGGTCTCGCTATGGTACTGAGAACAGCTCCAAAATTGAGACGACCTTCACTAATTCTGCCATTTTGTTCAGCAATTTCAAGTCTAAGTGCCTCAATTAATGCGTCCTTCTCGGCAAAAGCCACACGAACTAAAGTGCGCGCCTTCTTTTTCTGCTGAACAGTAATCTCCGTTTCTTGTTCAATCAAACCTGAGAAAAAAGTCTCAATCGCTTCTACAGCCATGTTTAAGATTACTAATAGAAATCTCAACTAATAAATATAATAACAAATTATTTTTTCAATTTTTTTCAATTTTTCGATTTTTTCCGATTTTTTTTTAATTTGTCCGATTTGTATTGTTTGATTACCATTTTTATCATATAATTACTTTTTACCTTTTGATTACTTTTCATACTTATTCATATATAGTCTTATTCTTATTCGTACATTTTTCTAAAATAATAAATAATTTTACTCACGAACACTTATTTTATTTATAAAATAAAATATCTATCTAGATAATATATATTTAAATAAAATATCTAAATTAATAATAAACAATAAACAATAAAACAATAAACAATAAAACAATAAACAATAAAAAATGATTAAGACAAAGAAACTATTACAAGGTGGTAAATATTTAGGAGAAGGTAGTTATGGTTGTGTAATTTCACCTGCCATTCCTTGTATAGATAAATATACTCACAGTAAAACTAAAAAACAAACTAATCATAAACGAGAAAAAACGCGAAAGAACAATACTAAAAAGAATAAATTAGTAAGTAAAATTATTATTGCTCCTAATAAAGATAGTAAAGATGAATTAATAATATCTAATTTAATAAAACAAATTGACCCTAAACAGACTTATTTTATAACTTATAATGATTATTGTCAATTAAAACAATTACCACATCACCGTAATAATACTTCTAGAGTTAAATATATAAATAATGATAGAGAAGAGTATTATTCATTAAATAATAAACATAAAACAATTAAAAGTCGAAAATATAATGATGATAATAATGATAATAAGAGTTATAATAATAATACAGATGAGGATAAATGTTTAATAGATTTAAGTTTAAAGCCAATTAATATAATTATGCCTTATGGTGGGTATAATTTAGTGGATTTAATAAATAATTATGATTATAATTATAAAAAAAAGTCAGAGTATGAAAAAAAATTAAATAAACTAAAATCACAAAAATATAAGAGTAAATATGATATGTATATGAGTAAATATGAAGAAGAACTCTATAAACATAAACATTTTATAGCAACTTATTCAATATTATCTACTCATTTTAAATCTATTTTTAAACATTTATTAAGTGGTCTTGTTAAATTACATAATGCTAGAATAGTAAATAGAGATATAAAATTAGAAAATATAATGGCAAATTATAATATAAAAACTAAAAAATTAGATGTGCGTTATATTGATTTTGGGTTATCAGACTCTATACAACCTAATAAATGTAATAAAAAGAATATAAATTATTCTGGAACACCTGGATATGTTGCTCCTGAACTTATGTTTAGTAATACTATGCTTACTTATAGTTATGACGACTATTATTCAACTACAATAAAACATAATGAAGAAGATTATTCTTATTTAGATATACTCTATGTAAAAAAAATGAAATATTCTATGAAAAATGATATTAATGAAGAAATATTAAAAAAATACCATGATTTTAAAGAATATGAATTTTATAATAATATGTTTTCAATTTACAATAAAAATAAATATAAAAAATCTATTTTTGACAAAGTATATAATGATATAAAAACACATTATGATAAAAAAACAATAGTAGATGCTTATTTTGGTATTAATAGTTTTTCTACTAAAAATGGTTATTTACAAAAAGGCGATATATTTGCTTTGGGTATGACAATGTATGAGTATTTATTACATACCCATTCAAACCATTTTTTTGATAAAAATACTAAATTACATCATTTATTAAAATATATGATACATCCTGACCCAGAACAAAGATACAATCTAAATGAATGTTTAAAACATTCTTATTTTAAATAGATTTACTGTTGTTTTAATAGTTATTATTATTTTATTATTTTATAAATTTTAAATTTTAAATATATATATAAAAGGTATATTTTTACAACTATTTTTAAATAATATTTAATCATAGTATCAATTATTAGATTAGAAATAAATTTTGAAATAATATATTATTAAATAATAATATAAACATAATTTTATTTTCAAAATAAAATTTAAACTACATTATAGTTAATTAGTAATACACTATAAAAAAAACTACGCTTATTTATTAGAGGATAAGCCCACTAAAATATGTTATCCAGAATAAACTATAAAAATAATACTAAAAAAACATATAAAAATAGAAAAGTATCTAAAACTAGAAAAGTATCTAAAACTAGAAAAGTATCTAAAACTAGAAAAGTATCTAAAAATAGAGTATTAAAAGGTGGTGTGTTTTTAGATAAAGGTGGTTTTGGTTGTGTAATAACGCCTCTCATAAAATGTAGTATTTCTAAACAGTTAAATCTTAAAAAAAGTGTTAGTAAAATTCTTCGCTATGAAGATGAAGATACTATAAATGAAATAGCAATATCAAAATTATTAAACCAAATAGATGAAGATGATACTTATTTTATAAGTATAAAAGATAATTGTTTATTAACAGAAATACCTAAAGAACGTACAGATATAATAGGTGTTAATTATATTGATAATAAAAAAAAAAAGTATAATACATCTGAAAAACCTAATTTAGATAAAAAGCATTGTGATTTAGATTTAGATGAAAAACCCGTTAATTTAATTATGGCTTTTGGTGGATTAAGTTTAGGTAAAATTATGAAATACAATCGAAAAAATGCGCGTAATATTAAATCAATGATACATCAATTATTTGTAACCAATATTAAAACTTTTTTTAGACATTTATTAATAGGGTTAGAAAAATTACACCGTAATCGCATCGTACATAAAGATATTAAACAACAAAATATAATGGTTTATTTAGACCCTAAAGAAATTACAAATGTAAAAAAGATGAATTTGAAAGAGAAAAATCCATCTATTTTAAGTCTATTAAAAATAAGATATATTGATTTTGGATTGAGCGCCCATTTAACACATACTCATACTAATAATTTTGATGATATTTATTTACAAGGAACTTATAGATATTTACCTATTGAAAGATTTATAATACATCATTTAAAAAAATATAAATATGAAACCAAAGAATACAAAGAAACACAAATACTTAAAAGTATTAATCAACCTAAAAATAGTCCCTATGATGCTTTAAAACGTATTGATGAAAAAACATTATTAAGTAAATTAAATGAAGAAACTATAAAATTAATAGAAAAACTAGACTATTTATATACCAACGATAGACAAAAATTATTAGATAAATGTTATGGTATTAATAATGTAAATAAATATAATGGTTATATACAAAAAAGTGATGTTTATGCTTTAGGTATAAGTATTTTTGATACATTAGAATATGAACAAAATAGTAATGTTGATGTTAGTCAAAATGAATTATTATACGATTTATTATTAAAAATGATAGATTTAAATCCTGAAACGAGATATAATGTTATAGAATGTATAAATCATACTTATTTTAGAACAAATTAAATAAGAAAAAAATAAAATTAATCAATAAAAGTAATCACTAAAAGTAATCAATAAAAGTAATCAATAAAATTAATCAATAAAATTAATTATTAAAGATTATAAACATCAAATGAGACTTCTTTGTATTTAATATTTTTCAATGCTTTTCCAGTTGATTTATTTTTAACAATCCATTTTTTCAATTCGTGTAATTCATAATAATAGGGACTATCATAAGGACTATTTCCATTTTTAAATTTTAATTTATAACTTTCTACTGTGGCTTTAGCATCTTCTTCTGTATCACATAATTTACTCATATTACTTTTATGAATAATCGCAAAATCTTCATCAACATCAATATTATAAAGATTACCTAAACAATATGTCATTTTTAGTAATTGGTAAATGAAGTATCCTATTATTTGAAATTTACTATAATTATTAGCATTTGTTTGTACCGTATCATAATAATAAATTGTTTCTTTTTCACATTCTGCTTCTAATTTTAAATAAGTTTCTTTTATTTTTTCTAAAAGGTTTGATTTTAATGCTTTGATTTGTTCTCCAGTATAACTACTTTCTTTAATTTCAGTATTTCTATTAGAATACTCATTAAGTAATTCATTTAAAAATAGTTTAACATAATTAAAATTTGTTATTTTAAGAACTGTATTATTTTTTTTACTTTCACTATTATAAGCATTAATAATTTTATCAATAAATAAAGTAGAAATATTATTATGAATATGTTCATTATGATTAACATAATATCTAATGACTTCACTTTGTAATGTATTAGTAAAAATAGTGTTAATATCAATACCTAAGACATCAGCCATTCCATAAACAACATAACAAATATCACCAATAGCATCTCTTGTTTCTTTAAAATCATTATCTGCTATAGCATCATATAATTCTTCAGTTTCTTCTTTAATTAAATTAAGTCTAAGTCGAATTAAAGAGTAAGACTCAAAAATTTTTTGACGGCGATTTTTAAAAGGATTAATTTTAATAAAACCATATTCATCTTCATCAAATCCAATATATGTTTGAGGCTCTTTAGAAACCATATCAAACGCACGATTAAATTCTTTTACACAATCAAAATTATTCATTTTTAATTATTAAGTATTAAGTATTAAGTATTAAGTATTAACTAGAAAATAGTTTTTTAAATAGAAGTATTGTAAAGATTATATACTTTTTATAAAATTTATATAATATAATTGATAATTATTTTTTAAATTCAATTTTTAATTTTAATATTTTAAAGTTTAAAAACTTTTTTAGTTTTTATATAAATGAGTTTATCTCAAATAACTTAGAGTATTTTATTTTTTTATAGTGTTTATCAATTTATAAACACTCTCGTTTATTTAAGGATAAGCCTACTAAATAATAAATAATAAATAATAAATAATAAATAATAAATAATAAATAATAAATAATAAATAATAAATAATAAATAATAAA